TTACTTAACCTGAAGCAAGTCCTCATAGCGAGTCGTATATCGTGGTGACAGCATCTCTCTCTTCATCGCCCATTGTTGCTGGATCCCCTGTCCGGCGAAATAAAGCGCCCCCCTTCCTTCCTTTGCGTTCAGATGATCCAGAACTTCCATCAACTTCTCACTACCCCGGCGAGGCGCATTATCATCGAACAGATTCAACTGGGCGATGCCCTGACTGAAGAAGTCCCCCAGCATTACCCCGGCTTTCTGATATCGATGCCCGTCTTTCCATATTGCATCCAGACTCCTCGTCGCTGCTGCAATGATATCCCGGCTGTCCTGTGTCGGAGTGATCAGCTTAACCGACGCACTGTTACCGTAGTACGCTTCGTTCAACGCAAAGGGTGACGTTTTGACAAAAGTAGATATGAAGCGGCAATACTGATGTTCTCCACGTAACTTTTCTGCGGCGCGCGACGCATAGCTGCAGATGGCCTGCCGCATAGAGTCATAATCCGAAATACGTTCCCCGAATGATCTGGAACAGACAATTTCCTGCTTTACAGGTGCATATTCCTCCAGTTCAAGACAGGGTTCGCCACGCAGTTCGCGCACCGTTCTCTCGAGGACAACATTGAAGTGCTTCCGGATAAAACGAATATCAGTATCAGCCAGATCCAGAACCGTCTTAATCCCCATTGCCTCCAGCTTTTTGCTAATACGGCGCCCTACTCCCCATACTTCATCAACCGGAAGTGCAGCCATCAGTTTGCGCTGGCGATCCAGGTTAGATAAATCCACCACCCCCCCGTTTGTCTCTGCCATTTTTTGGCAGCATGATTCGCCAGTTTCGCCAGAGTCTTTGTCTGGGCAATACCAACGCCAACCGCCAGCCCCGTATTTTGATAAACAGCATCTTTTATTTCCCGCCCAAAATCCGCCAGAACACGACAATTCCTTACACCAGCAAGATCACAGAATGCCTCGTCTATCGAATAAATTTCGCAGCGTGGCGACAACGCCTCGAGCGTGAACATTACCCTGCTGGACATATCCGCATACAGTTCATAATTGCTGCTGAAACAAACCACGCCATATCGACGGAATAAGTCCTTCTGCTTAAAATACGGATCCCCCATTTTCACACCAACCGTTTTGGCTTCAGCGTTACGGGCAATAACACAGCCATCGTTGTTTGAGAGAACCACAACCGGCCTTCCTTTCAGATCTGGCCGGAACGCAGTCTCACAACTGGCATAAAACGAGTTAACATCAACCAGAGCAAACATGTTCAGCTTGCCGCTTTAACGATAAACGTCACAACGCCAAAGATATCCAACGTGTCTTCGCTGTTTATCATAATGGCCGCATACGCACTGTTTTCAGGAACAAGCATGACGCTCGGGTGCAACTGCAGACGTTTAACAGTGAACTCCCCGTCTACAGCAGCGATAACGATATCTCCATGCGCAGCCTTTCTTGATCGATCGACCACCAACAAATCACCATTACTTATCCCCGCCCCATTCATGGAATCGCCCGACGATTTCACAAAATATGTTGCGCTGGGGTGTTTCACTAACAGTTCATTTAAATCAATACGCTTTTCAACGTAGTCCTGCGCCGGAGATGGGAAGCCACAGGGAACAAGATCGCTGAACAAGGGGAGCCCAACTATCTGGCGCAGCTCTGCTGGTGAATAAAACATCATAATAAACTCACTCACATTGATACTGTTTATATATACAGTATATACTGACGTTATACACAGTAAAGAGGAGTTAAAGCATGTTCGTGGAACTCGTTTATGACAAAAGGAATTTTGATGGTCTGCCCGATGCAAAAGATATCATTCTGGGTGAATTGACTAAGAGGGTTCACCGGATCTTCCCCGATGCTGATGTCCGGGTTAAACCGATGATGACACTGCCAGCAATCAACACTGACGCCAGCAAGCACGAGAAGGAACAGATAAGCCGTACTGTTCAGGAAATGTTTGAAGAGGCTGATATGTGGCTGGTTTCAGATTAAACACACTGATTCGTTATACTGGACAAGTAGAACCTGCAACAAACAGGCAGTAGTTCAGTGTTGCGACTGCCTGTTTGTCGTCGCAGTTTTTGCATACGACGACACGGCGACAACTTTGATTCAGGTAAAAATACTTTTTCGACGCAAGTATCTGACACCCAACAACATTGGTCCCGCAAGTGCAAAAGAGATTACCATAGTAATCAGTTCAGGAAGCCAAAATGCTGAAAGAAACACCAGCATTATAATTTCCCAGTTGTGCAATTTATTCGGTTCGTCATACGTTCTCAAAATATATAATGTCGCAAACAAACATAAAGCGAATAAAAAATAACCAATGACAATCAAAAACATACATAATCCTTTACTTAGAAATCAATATAGTTACTAACATTTCAGGGCTAATTTATATGGGAATATACAGGATCGTCCTATTGCCATGCAACGCATTTAGTGATAGACGAGGTGTTTCTGCATTAAGTTATGAGTTTACATATGCTAACTACCATTGGAATTACTACATCGCCTGAACAACAGGAAGAGCAAGCCTCCCATCTCCTGTTTTAATATAAGCGCGCAGTTGCTTTCGGTAATCCGTCCACGAAATTAGCGCTGCGCTCACTTCAGCTTCGGTTGTCCCTGCATAGTCAGCATCGGCGATCTGCTCGTTCAGTGCGGTGATTTTTGACGTTGCCACATTGTATGCAGCCTGCGCCTGCGCCAGATTTTTAGCAGCAATATTTTCAGGTGTTAATGGTGGTGAAGGTGGTGGAGTAAATACGCCATTTGCATATGACCAGCCGATGCCTGGTGTTGGCGCGGAGGTTCCAGTTCCTGATTGTAAGATCTGGATCGCCAGCTGGTCACCTCCCCAGCCCATCGAGGCTTTCCCATCCCAGACGATGACATTTATAACCATTCCGTTTTCAATTACTGCGTATATTTTGCTCATCGCATCACCACTCAATTATCACAATACCAGGCGCACCATTACCGCCGTTTCCACCACGAGCGGTTATGGGGGCTGTGCCATATTTACCACCGCCTGATCCACCACCGGAGCCGTACCCGGAACCCGCCGTGCCGTCAGTTCCCTGATCCGTTCCAGCGCGACCAGCGCCACCACCGCCCCCGAACGGCGACGATGCTCCAGGTGCTCCGTTACCCGAACCGACACTTAAATTTCCATCTCCACCATAGCTTCCGGTCGGGAAACCCTGCCCGTAACCGCCTCCCGGGGCTGTATTCTGTCCGTTACCGGCATTTACTCCAGGCTGGCCGCCATGCAACCTAATCAGGTCTCCAATAACCGTATCACCTCCAGCGGTAGGTGCTGACCCGGTTGCGGTACTGGCAATTGAACCAATCCCGCCAGCGCCAATTGATATGTCAATAACACTACCAGGCACAACAGTGAATTTCCTTTTTACAATGGATTCGCCGGCCCCACCCGAACCACCGCCGCCACCAAAGAATGATGAGTCACCGCCACCACCAGAACCACCACCACCTCCACCTGCAACAGCGGAGATCCACAGTTCAGTAACGCCCGCAGGAACAATGAATCTTCCACTTGATGTAAAGGTGGCAAATCCGGTTTCGTGCAAACCAAGGTTTGCGAGACCGTTTTTTGACGTTAATACAGGAGTCCATTTTGCTGATGGTGGCTGGCTACCAACATTTGCATTTTGTAAGGACTGATAAGATTCACCGTTATGTGTGCAGATCGAACCGAGATGATATTCCTGCTCTGCATGCCACTCCGCAATCCCCATTTGGTGCTGATACGCAATGAACTGACTCATTGCATACATTGCCGCATTGAAGTCCTCAAGCGAGGGGTGTTCGGAAGCGCCAACAATGCCCCATCCGCGAAGGAAAGATGCCGTGATCTGCGAGGTCAGGTCATCTGCCTGATTTGTTCCACCAAACACAGTTCTTTCCATTCCCTGTGAATCAGAGGCAAAAGCCCGAACATTTCCCTGATATCGTGCAATCTTAGACATGGATTTTCCTCGAAAAAAAACCGCCCTGGTAGGCGGTATTAAACTTGCTGGCGAATCCTCTGGCCGAAGGGTTTCGCGAGAAACCGAATGTCAGACCAGGAGTCACCCGATAAAAATAATCGTATCGAACGCCCGCAGGTTTCGGCAGCAGGCCAAGCTTCACAATCAGGCGTAACTCTTCAACTGATACCAGCGGCGAAACGTTCAGCGCAAGCGTCATGTCTTTTCTGTCGGTCACGTAAGCTTCGCCGTTGAATGCCGTCTGTATAACATCCTGCAGGCTGACCCGATCGTCTGACGCAATCGTTGCACCTGCGGCGTTTCGCGCAATTTTGACCCGGAGGAACCTGCGATACTCATTGTCAGCCAGTTGATAGTCACCATATGCCGGCGAAAACTTGCTGTAGAAAGGTGCGCCGACATACGCCGCATTAGATTTACTGTCGAAGCCTGCGGTATTCAGATGTCCGTCAAACCCGAAAAATACACGGGCAATAACAGCAGGCACGCTGCGGGGAAGCCCAACTATCCGGCCAATCACATCGAGCCTGTATCCGGTAACCCGGTCGAGATCAAAGTTATCTGGGTTACGAATAAAATCGGCGATGATTTGCCAGTGCCTGAGCATGGCCTGTATCTCTGACCTTGCTTTTTTCTTTTCCCAATATTGCTTGATGAGCATTAGCGTGTAGCGGTTAATGATGTCGTCATTCACTGGACCACCTCGTTAACGTCTATATTTTCCACACTCAACGTGAACTTTCCCTGAAAGCCTGGCGATAACTCTGCATCGGTGTAATCTGCCCCATTACTGCTAATTTGCAGATTGGTCAGCACAAAATTTACTCGCCCTACCCCATACCCATTTTCATAAAATTCATTGGCATCCACAGACTCACCAATATGCATGGTGCGTGATGCAAGAGATTTTTTGAGAGTATCGATATCTATCGGTTCGCTTTGAATCTTCCGGCGGGCATTAAGTCTGATATGAAGCGGCTTATAGATGGGCCGATCAAACTGAAGTTCATGGGCTATCAGAAATGAAGTGCCGTCAGGCCGAATCAGGGTCTCCGTAAAACGTCCGGTTATGCTGCCTTTCGTTCCCGTTCCACCGCCTTTCTGTTTAACCATCACCTCCACAATTTCTGAAATCGCTCCCCCCTCAACGACCAGCCATATTGAATTGGCCGGGATCCCCGTCGTCGGATTATCAATTTTCGTGTCGTTCTCGCCGATATTCAGATCAATTACACCTGTCAGTTGAGCAACTTTAGCGAAAACCGCACCAGTGCTACCTGTTGCCGGGTTCTCAAGCGACCGGTTCCGGCGTTGCCTGAATTCTTCAGGCGTTTCCTCATCCCGACCGACCACAACCGCGGAATCAGAGATAATGCTCACAATCCCTGGTTCTGGTGTGAGTTGAGTGAAGGTATCGTTCACAAGCCCAGTAACTTTCCCAAAGTTTTGAGCAAAAAAGGTAGCTGTTGTGACGCCCGCCGGAACGGTCACGTCCTGTCGGATAGCCCATACCTGATTTGCCTGGTCCCGTATCTTGTACCCGCTATAGAGAAGCACCGGCCTGTCTGTTGTGACTTTAAGGTCGCGCTGAGAACGGGATCCAGGACGAAGGAAAAGCCCGTGAAGTTTGGCGATAATCTGCTGCATATCACCAGTATTAAAATCGGGGTCCATTTGGGAATAAAGCCATTGCAGCGCGGCTTCAATATCTGCCCGAGCCTGAGCTTCGATTGCCACGCGTTGACCGTCGGGAGATTCCTGGTCTAAATCGATATCCTGACCATAAATTCCCTTATATCCGTCGCTCAGTTCCTGAAATAACTCCCGGAGAGTGTTTGTCTCAAGGCCGTTGTCGCTAAACTGTAGTGCCATTCTTCAACGCTCCGTTGACCGGGAAGGTGATCGTCTGCTGGTCATAGACGGTCTCAATGCTGAGTTCGATTTTTTGTGACCGAGTGGCCTTATTGACCTCCATCGCCAGGGCGGTAATGCGCATAACCCCATCCGTCGCCAGCGTCACACGCTCTATCTCCCGCAGAATCTCCTGCTCGGTGTTTTTCTCTGATAACAGGTAAAGCCAGTCGATGTTGTCATCCATGTTGAGAGGATTATCGTTTTTGAACGAGCGGATCCGGCATTTGGCTTTCTGCGCGATAGCAGCACCGCCGGTTATATAGTTTGCCTTCCCGCGCCCAAATCCCCAGTCGTCATTTTTATCAAGTGCTGAAACAATCATGAGATCTCCGTGACAATACCGTTGGTAACTGTGATTGTTTTCCCGTCATCGCTTCGAAATGAACCAGATACCCCAGACTTACCGCCTGTCTTTACCTGTGAATATTGGAGTACATTTAGAACATCGCATTCTTCCAGAGTCGTCTTGCCCTCTTTCTGGGTAATATTCCCTGTGAGGTTTAAATCACCCTCATGGTCAGTATCCCCCTTCATCATCCTGTTCTTCTTAGGGATAGCGATCGCGGTAGCCTGTGGATTAACCCCACACAGAGCGAAGCCATCTGAATAATCGTGCATACGCATTTCAAGTGGTGAAACAAAGTCGCTACCCGCATACCAGGCGTCATAACAACGCTCAGAGATAAGGACGAGGCAATAGTCACCAACCGCAATTGGTTCAGCGATATAACTATCACCGCCTTGCAAAATTACCGGGGGGACTTCAATGAACTCTGGGAGTTGCTTGCTGCTTCCTTTCACAACCCGATTGATAACGGGGACGCAACTGATTGTTTTGTCATTTACAGACGTTATTTTTGCGACAACAATGGTGTGAACATCGGCCAGAGCGAATTCAACACCCAGGCTGATAGTGTCGTGAAGTTCTTCAACCATAAATTTCGCCCATAAAAAAACCCGCGATTATGCGGGTTTGAGAAACTAGTTATCTATGACGCCAAGTAGATATCCATGAATGATAAAAAGCCAACCTGAGTGGGCTTCGTCTATTATTGCTTCATGCCATCCATAAACCATGCAGATCGATTTTTAATGTCGGAAAAAAGCATTGATGTTGTGACATTAGATAGTGTCAAAGGAACCACTTTCCCCGCGCCAATTTCTATATCGTTTTCCACAATCACAGGGTCTTTCCCTATATATACCCCAACAAAATTCGCTGTAATTGTTTTATCGGTGTCATTCGTCAAATTAAGAGATAAAGATACATCTGAAGGAGAGAAACCTCCCGCAATGCTTGGTTTCTTTCTCGCCTGATCAAGACTTTGCTTTAGCTTTTGACCGAATGCGACATAAGCAAAATTTTTCTCAGTGTCACGCAATACCCTAATTTGACTTGTCGAGTCTGCCACCTTGTTGGCTGGGCCATATGCAATAGGGACTGAAAATGATGCAAAACTATTAAATTTCTTCTGAAAACATTCTTTAAACTCACTTTCAGGAATTATTTTTGCTATTTCATTCTTAGCATCAACTAATCCTTTCGATGGTTGGCGGGAATCCTCGTAACTATTGCAAGCGGGGACTTCAACATATAAATCTGCAGAACCTGTTTTTAGTTCGCTGCCCAACAATCCTGACAGGGGTATCGATGCCCCCATGTCAATTTTGCAGCCATTCAGTGCCAGCGCCGAGACCACTACCGCCCCCAACATCACTACCTTTCTCATATCACCACTCCTTTGCAAAGGGACTATGATGTTAGCACTGCCTAAATAAATAATTCCAATTGTTTGGGTAATGAATTCCTTTATCTAACAACGCGATAATTCCCCGCAGGCTGGCACACGATCTTCTGATACCATGCGGCCCCGTTGTTCTGCCCACTGGTTTCAATCTGGTATATCTTATAAACCCCGTTTAGCGCGGGGTTCGTTACACTTTCAACAGCGCAAAGCCCACCGATCACCAGCGTAGGATTCAGTTTCGTGTCGAATACTATTTGCCCTTTCGATTGAGGGGGTAGCGTGCTTGAGTCAACCTTATCTTTGCTACCGCCCCCTGGATCGGTTTCCGGGTCGTTAGTGGGCTTTTGCCCCTTCTGACCGCCGGCATCTTGTGCGCTAATCTTCGTTGCCTGAGGCGTATTTAGCAGACCGCTACGCGCATTCACGACTGGAATGTTACCCGATGTAACCTCATTAGCCTTTAGGATGTGGACGCGCTCATCTTTGATGAAAAATGACTCGTCAGGCGCAAGGGTATCGGTAAGAATTTTACTGGAGCTACCTACCAGAACCTTCGGCCTGATAAGCGCCTGTTGCTTCGTCACAGAGCCTTTTTTCGTGTTTGGCATGTCCTGCAAAACGGAATCGACGACCTGATCCTTACCGCGCACCGTGCGCGATGTGAAGGAATTGATATAGTCGTGACCGCCGTCTTCGCATTCAAGGCTGACGATGTGGATCGCACCTTCACGTTTTACCGCCCCGCTTTTAACCGAACCCTGAAATACCTGGCGCAGCTTGCCGTCGTAACCCACCTCGAGGCGAACGGGGATATACTTCTCTTCATCTTCGGACTTGAGCAATTGCAGGCGCGTGGAGGGCTTTAAACCGTTGATGGACACACTCAACTTGCCGAGTGACTTCTTGTCCACGGTTTCCAGCGCCTTGAATGACATGGTGATCGGTGGCTCGATAATCACTGCTTGATTGCCGAGCCCTACCGTCAGCCGATAGTCACGGTAAAAAGTATCCATCACGGCACGTCTCCCCCGCGAATATCAATCATCTCTTCCGGCGTGACCAAATACATTTCGATGCGCCCACTGGCGAAGTCATCAGCCCGATACGGGTCAATGCCGGAATTGTCAGCGCAAAGTAACACAACGTCGAAAGGCCAGTTCTTGTGCCGAAAATGTAGCGTCCCGAGGGACAGCTTCACGCCATCGATGTAATCACCGTTGTACTCCACGCGCATTTTCCACATTTCAACCGTAGGCAGATAACGAATAGTGACCACAGCCTCACCACGGTCAAAAATCAGAACATGCCGCTGGATAGGTTCGTCAGTGATGTTGGTTATCGGGTCCATACGTTGCTCTCATTAGAATAAAGATTTCGCCGCACCTTTTAACGAGGTCATGACTGATTTTGACTGGCTAGCCCCGTTACTTTTTTTAGAATTACCAGCGGGCGTCTGCGCGCCCTTATTAGCAACGCCTGCTGTTTTTGATTTAGCAGCTACCGAGGGGGATTTGAAGTGCTGCTCTATCGGTGCAGTAGTCAGTTGCGTGAAGGTGATTTTTGTAAAACTGGCTTCAAATTTAGTTTCCATCGTCTGATTGTCAGTGCTGATGAGCAGGCCGCTTAATGCCATATTTTCATGGGTGCGATAATCTACCTCCACGGAAATAAGCTGCTTGCCGTAGTACACACCCTCAATAAAATCGAGGAATTGCTCTCTGATACCTTTTGCGCCACCAGTAGACGGGTTGCCCACCAGACCAAACAGGTCGGCACCTTTATCAGCCAGGCGTTTTGCCTTTAAGATGGCCTGCTCTGCGCGGTCGGCAATCTCATTCATTTTTTGCAACTGCTGCTGCGTCTTTGTGGGGATGTACTCCAGCACCTCGCCATACTTCGAATAATCTGGCATCAGGCTAAAAGAAGAGTTTGGTTTCGCATCGACATAGATATCGGCAACAACACCGCTGATTTTTATCGTCAGAGGGCCGTTGATAATATCGTCAGACGCGTTACTACCGTCCTCCAGCACGTCTACCGGAACCTGAGATGGGTATTCAGTAGCGTCGCTCACTCGGGCAAACATTGAGAACCCGCCGATCCCTACCTTTTTAACAGTATCTTTGCCAGAAGATTGCGCCTGCATGAGGCCGTCTATAATCCCCATTACCGACCTCCTCTGCCACTCAACCGGTTGGCATCCTTCATGTTTTGTTGCAGGCTATCTGCCGCAGTATTCCCGGCGACAACCGGATCGGATGTGTTGATGTGAATCGTGTTCTGCTGGCTGACGCTTGAATTGCTTGTCACGCCACCACCAGCGATCCCCACCGCAGCATTCATGCCATAGGGGATACCATCTGGACTCATGCCGCCGTTACCGCCACCGGTTACTCCCTGCTGCTGTTCATCCTCACCGAACCCGAAGAATGACTTTGTCGCACTCCAGGCATTTGAAGCAGCGTTGCTGATAATATTGCTGATGTATTCCCCCAGCCCAGCAAAGATGTTTTTCGCCCAGTCAATAAAAGCCGTGAACGGTTTTTTCATCAGTTCAACGCCGTTATCGAAGATTTTAACCACATCCCCCCATGCACCTTCAAAATCGCCCGTGACTAACTTCCATAGTGCTGAGAACATCAGCTTCGTGTTTTCGATGGCAGTAGTGAATACATCAACGACAAACTCACCGGCATCGCCAAACACGTATTTAATCGCATCACCAACGACACCAAATGCACCAGTGATAAACGCTATAAGAGAATCAAAGACATTCTGCGCATCCTTCATCGCATCCTGAAAATCACCCGTAAACGCACCTGTGATGAGATGCCACACCATCCTGAACATGGAGGCAATCGCATCACCAAGCGGTTTAAACACGCCAATGGCGTAGTTTATGAAGGCCATGAGCGACGCTTTCGCCTCTTTCAGTGCGGGAACAATATCTATTCCCCAGTTATCTTTAAAGAAATCAGCAATAACGCTTTGGCCACCTTCCATAGCAGTAAGCAAATCATCGATAACAAGAACGACAGCGATAATGGCGGCAGTGATCAGTACGACAGGAGAGAATATGGTTGCCAGCACCGTTCTAAGTCCTATAGCTGCAATTTTCCAAGCTACAAATCCGGTAGTAATAAGACCAATAATTGGCAGGAATCGGCGGATCATACCCATGACGGAGAAAATAATTTCACCAAGATGGGCCAACCCGTTTTTGATGAGATCCTTGTTAGCAATGAGAAAGTCCGTAAACCCATCCACCAGGTCTTTCAGCACTGGCACAAATCCGACGGCAACCTGAAATTTGATACCATCAAAACCTTTCCCCAGCGTAGTCAGAGAATCGTTGTAGGCTGCAAACTGATCGGCCTGGTCTTGCGTCACAACACCAAGCGCCTCAGCCTTGTTCTGCAACGAAGATATTTCTTCGCCCGTCATGGATAGCAACTGCACCATGGAACGGTCTATACCCATCTTATCCAGAACAGAAAACTTCTCTGCCTGGCTCATGCCGTGCAGTTTGTCGGCCAGTTCACGAAAAATCACATCGGAGTTTTTTACCTGCCCGTTCATATCCTTGAACTGAAGGCCCAGCCTTTCAGCAACGTCTTTTGCTTCCCCCTCTCCGGTGGAAACGAACTCCCCCACTCTTTTTGTCATCTCACCGAGCGAAGCCTGCAACGCATCAACACTTGAACCATTTACGGACGCCGCGTAACCCAGTGTCTGAACGGTCTCGATCGCCACGCCCGTTTCCCGGGAGAACTGGACCAGCGGATCAATAGACTGACTGACAGACGTCACCCAGCCAGCAACTCCTGCAGCCGAACCGGCGATAGCAGCCCCAAGACCGGCAAGCAGACCAATAGACGCTTTCAGATTCGCATTGAAGGTTTCCTGCGGCGCCAGATCACCGATAAAGCCGAATTTGGTAATAAGCTCGTTAACTATCGCCATTCCGCGCCTTCTCCATCTCGTAGTGTTGAATGTCTGCGCTGATATTCTCGAACTCAAGCATGTCAAACAGCTCAGGTGTGTCTAATTTAACAAGTTCGTGATAGGGGCCGTATCCGGCCTTTGACAGCGCCAGATACATGCTCATGTCGTCGCTTATGTTCGAGGATTTAACGTAAATTTCTGAACGTCTGGAGCTTCTGAACGTGAGTTCATATTGCTCCCGCCCATAAAAGGCAGGCTGATAACCTGAAGCGCTGTTGTGATTAGCATGACGTAATCACCAGGGTAGGATTCGAAGTGTTCCGGCTGCTTGGACAGTTGCACACCGTCAAACAGAACGTAATCGAACATCAGGCGTTCAATTTCCTCGAATCGCTCTGAGTCCAGAAACTCAAGAGACTGCCGCGATAACTCAGAGGCAATGCCTGTGAAGAAGGCAAAAACCTTGCGGCGTTTTTTGTGTGTCATCGCTGCAAAGTCGTAGCGGTTGCCGTTAATCTCAGCAAAACCGTCATCGTAGACCGCCTTGATCATCTCGAGTGCTTTTTTCTGCTGTTCTTTAGACATATCTGGCCTTATACGTTACGCACGACATTGCGGTACTCAATGGTGTATTCCATCAGTGCGTTAACGTCCTGGTTGTTTTTGGTTTGCGTCGGTTGTGTGGTGATAGAACCGGCCTGTAGATCGTAGGTTTCCTTCAGTGCCGCGCCGTCGCGCACGAACGACTCTTTAACTGAGCCATTAAAGACAACGGGGATCGCAGCGTTACGCTGCTGGTTGAGCCAGATATCATCGTTAGAAAACTTCTGGACACGTATCACCATCACATGCACCCCGGCATCAACACGCCCGGAGATTGTGACGCCGTTATTCGCACTATTGGCGCGGCTTGTAAGCGGATTGGATGGCGTCAGCGTGACGTAGTCCCCCGCAGCGATATCCGTGATGATTCGCCCATTCAGAACGATGGTCGCGGTATCTGCACTGATAACAATCTGAGACATTTACCGCTCCTTATTTATTGAAATTGATGATGATATCGGCACTGTGAACAGCACCAGCATTCTTCACTGCTACCTGAACAACCGGGGATTTGCGTTCCTGCCTGTCTGCGGTTGACTGGTCTTTCAGGTCACCGGCCAGCACGTAATACCCGTTTTGCTCGATATTTCGCAGAAACATATCCCGATCCCCGAAGAAGTCAGGCAGCGTCCAGGTACCCGGATTGAACACCCCAGCCTTCACAAACCCATGCGTGGTTTTCTCTACACAGTCCTCTAACTGATCAACGCCATAATAGGTTTGTGGGACTTTAGTCGGCGTGGTTTTAAGGAGGTTGAAGGAATCCGTCTGCACTGCGTCAACGTAGGCCATCAGGTTATAGACGTTGTCGACAAAATCATTAGCACCGCTCGACAACACGCAGGGAACGTCTTTAATCGTGGTGTAGATGTCGAGACCTACGCGCTTAGCTTTGTCGATCTCCGTCTGCTCATAACTTTCGGCCGGCACGTTCATCGTTTTGAGGTGCAAAGTGATTGCAGTGCGTTCTCCGTTGAAATTAACGGTATGCGTGCGCGCCATATAGCTGGCACCAAATTTCCGGTTGCCTGCTTTGCTGTAGAGCATGCGGAAATTACTCTGGCTGGCGAGTGTTACCGCCCATGCCGGGTTCGTCGGATCAACTTCCAGAGCTGCCGAACCGGTAAATGTCTCATACACGATTACCGCATTCGCTTTAGCCCATGAAGCGATCAACGGCACCTGCACATCGAGAATTTTGTCGATGAAAGCTGCACCTTTTATGTTGACCTGTGCTTTAAGTTTACTGAGAGACTCCAGTTGTGTTTCAGGTGAAATCTCAGTTGATGCGCTACCGTTTACCAGCGAAGCGCCGGAACCCTCCGCAACCGCCAGCAGATCGCCAATAAAAGAGCCACCATCCAGCACTGTCGGAAAACCAACAACAGAGTTAGTCCCTGTCGATTTGCTGGTAATCGCTATACGGCTGCCATCAAAAACAACCGATGCAACATCTGGCGTAATTTTCGCCTGGATTTGGGCGATTACATCTGCCAGTGTCGTCGCCGTCATGCCATTAATTTCGGTCACATCGTGCTTCGTACCGTCAATCTCAATACTGAATGACCAGTCAGACTTCTCGCGTAACGCTGGCAGTACGACTGCCTGAGAAATCTCACCGCCACGCAGTACACCGCTGGTCGCAGGCAGCGTTTCCCCGGCAGCGTTCCAGTAACCGACGATCAGCGTGCCGCCCGCGGATACCGGGTTAGGACTGGTCCCGAAAAACACATTCGCAAAAGCTGCGGTGACCGAAGAAGCCCCCCAGTCCTGTTCGACAGCAGATGCACTTTTGTATGAACGCCAGCGTTCAGCGGTGCTCAATACCCCCGTCTGGCTGGTCAGAATTGCGCAGACGTTGATGTTATCGCGCGCCGCCGCCCGCCCCTCTTCGAGAAGCGTCACATTAATGACGTTATTAATTGATGCCGACATTTACTTGTCCTCTAAAAATTGAAACTGCGGCGTATCGATGCGCAGTGTCTGCACGTCCCGCGCAGGGGCATACTGAACATTGAAACTCAGGTGAACACGGTTGCCGTGGGACTGTCCCAGAAGTTGCCCCACATCGATGATGTTTGAGACTGTCATGATGGTAAGTGAATGCGTGCGGCGCAGTTCGTTCGCGTGCTGGCTTTCACTCAGCATCAGGAAGCTTTCAGCGTTGACGTAAGCCTTATCCCCGTAAAACTCCAGGACAATCGCGTGGCTCACTGAGGCGCTATAAGTCATCACTTCAGCGTCACCATTAAAGCGCTGGCCCCGGGCCAGCACTGATTGCGGTAGTGAGCCGTTTACCACGATATAACTGGTGGAAAAGTCGGACGCCTGTACGTTCCGACGGTCGAATTTGATCAGCTGCTCGTCGTAGTCCAGAAGGTCACGCACGAAACGCGCGACCGCTTTCAGGTGGGGTTGTGTCATGGCGTTGGCACCAGTAGCGGGAGCCGGGTTTCCTCGGCGATGACAGCGCAGAATCCGTAATCCATAAAATCGGCCGGGGACACGACTTTGTAGTCCTTGCCTCCCTTCTCAATAAACTGACCGGTTTCAATTTTCAGCCGTGCATGAATCAGCAGATATTCTTTCGACCAGTCCAGGCTATCCGGCGTCAGATTCTCTTTGTTCGCACTTTGCACCACCGCCAGAATGTCCTGGCTATTAACAGTCACGACCGGTTCAAAATCGATGGTGGTTTCAGTTCGGGTTTTGAGTTTTACAGGCTGTTCCCAGCCGATTAACGCTTCGCTCATATCAAGGTCTGATAAGTCGCTCACTTACGAACCTCCCACGTTATGGCACCACGCAGGGCACCTGTATCAATTAACGGCGCAGACGATCCTTTAGCCTTTTTAGTTGCAGCAGTGATATCCGGCCACGTGCCATACCCGGCAGTCTCAAAGGCCTTCACGCTGATATTTCGCGCCGTCGCGCCTATCAAATTTAAAGCGGTGTCAGCATCCATACGCCCGGAGCCTACGGCTTCACAGGCCTTTTCGATTGCCCGATTAATTTCCGACTTTTTGAGGGTGAAAGGAGCGCGAAGAAAGGAGCGTTCGGGAATAGTTATCTTGTGGGCTGCCGTAAAGCCGCTAACCGGTCCCATGAAGGTCTTGCGGGTAAACGTAGCTTTTCCACCGGTTGCCATATACCCCGTCCCGCCAGGGTGATCGATTTCAGCACCGAACTCGTGAACCGCCCCGATCTCAATTATCGATGTTCCGTCATCGTGGGTTTTATTTCCCACCTTGCCCGCTGGCAAACCTACTGCAACGTAATGCGTTTTCATCGCCTGCAGGTTCTTCAGGTATTCGGTGGTAAGCTGTAGCGTTTCTTCCGGAGTCATAAAAAACCACTCCCTGATAACTACCGTATTGCCAGTACATGCACACCTACCAGCTTACGAAGCCTCAGGTACTCCTGACCGAATGAGCTTGAGCCGTATCCATCATGGCTGGCCCCAAACCCGGCATCGGGCGCAGAGTAGCCCAGAGACACACCTGCAACGGATCGGCTGGTGATTGTCTGTAGGGGTTTCCCGTTACTACTTCCGGAGGGAGTGAGCGCGCCAGCCGCATACAGCAGATGCGCCGCTAAAGCATGAAGCCCTTGCTCGTAGAGCTTGTTCCACACCTTGCGGCTCATCTGGTTAGCTGCATCCTGTAGCGCCCCCTCTATGCGTGCAGGGGCAACACTGGCGAACTCGGGGTAACGAACGGTGAATTCCATGCTACCCCCTGTGATTACTCTGCCGGAGAGGATTTGTAATCCACATACACCGCGGACTGCGGCTGTTTCCACATCGCGCCACCGAAAGCAGAACGATAGCCACACTCATATGTCAGCAGATCACGCTGTCGTGCCGCCAGCAGTTCCGGCATATGCACTTCCATTTCGACGTAATCGGCTTCGTAGGTGTAGATGGCCAGGCGGGTTTTACCCGATTTGATACCTACCGCGTAATTGCTCGGGACTTTCACGAAAGTAATGTTGAAGGACTCATTACCAGAAGCCTTACGCAGCGCCGCCATAATGCGATCCATCGCCGCAATCGGGAGCAGGTCAGTACCCACAACAATCGGATTCGGGTCGAATTTCTGCATGGCGAGCATAAAGTCGCTGGCGTCCATGGCGATATGCGTTGGCTGAATACGGTAACTGGATTTTCGCCATGCCGCGTTGTAAGCATCCAGCACCAGTTTCACGAACCCATCAGAGGTCATTTCGGCAATGGTTTTGCCTGACGTGTCGGTGATAAGCTGAACTTTCGTCCCTGTCAGCAACCCTTCCTGACCTTTAACGCCGCGATGGCCGACGTAACCGGCATACTGAATGGTAGCGAGGGCGTTGGCATACAGATCATCCTGCTTTTTGGTCTGCAGGTTGATGTTCAGACGTGCGATTTTCTCCAGTTCCTGTTGAGTCCAGGTAGCGGCTTTAGCCCACTGGCCAACAGGTGCTTTCAGCCATTCGATATCACTATCAATGGTTTTCAAGCTGTTTGTCTTGTTACCAATGATGCCGTCTTTAACCGAACCGACCACTTCGGATACACCGAAATCCACATAGTCCCGAGAGAAATCGAGGCCTTCTTTAACCGGGAGGGCTTCACCGATGTTGATCTCTGGCAGTTCTTTTTCCTGCAACTGCATATCACGCTCAGTTAGCGCTTCCTGCAGCACTTCTTCGAAATCTGCTGATTCCATAGGCATTGGTTATGCTCCTTCCGTCTGCTGAACTGCCTGTTGTACGTAGCCCAGGGTGATAGCCACGCAGTTATTACCCGCGCTTACATCTTCCACCCAGTAGCCTAAATCAATATTGCCGGCTGCTTCTGTCGTCACCTTTCCGGCATCGGCGCCCGTCGCCACGATGTATGCCGCCGCGCCACGAGTAAAATCAGCGTCATCGACTGTCAGCGCGCCAACACAATCGCCGTGGGAAAAATGCCCGACGTTGACCTGCTTGTTGTGCGGTGCACCATCACCGTAGATATCACGCACCACAATCCCATGAATGCGTTTGCCAGCTGCGAGAGGCATCACGCCGCCGTCCGGGTTGACAGCTACAAACGTGCCGTAGGGCAACTTCGTTTCGGTCAGGTTCTCTTCCCCCCAGACTTTGTCGTTAGAGCTGGAGGCGCGTTTGATTGAACCCGGTTTAATAGTGCCGTCGGCACCATCCCAGTCAGTGAATCCGAAAGTCATAGTTATTTACCCCCAAGGCGTTGAGTTGCGGTTTTAGTGCTTTTGTTCGCGGAGTCGTTAAACAGATGAGCACCGATTTCACTGCGTGGCTTCGAGGTGGCCTGAATGGCTGCATAAGCCGCACGGACTTCGCTGTCAGTCATTGCTTTGACCTCAGCATCGTTAAATGCTTTAGTGCTCACCAGTACGGCGGCGCGCACGTCACGCGCTGATTTGGCATCATTGAAGCTGACTTTAGGGAAACGGGCTTTCGCGTCTGCCAGCGTGGTGCTGGTTTCATTGCCGGATTTCAGCTGTTCCAGTTCTTCTTCCAGCGTTTTAATTTTCGCTTTCAGATCGGCATTTTCGGTTTCCAGCTCAGTGATTTTCGCGTCCTTGTCGTCACCACCAGCGGCAGGATCGTCATCGTTCGGCGATGGTGCCCCCGTCATGCCTTCCAGTTGAGTTTTAAGGTCAGCGAGTTGCGCCAGCACTTCCTGAGCCTTTGCCGTCGCCTCGTCAGTCCCTTGCCCCTGGAGTTCTTCCAGTGCTTTTTCCAGCGCGGCGATCATGCCGACCAGTTCGTCAGGAGTTAGCGCTGCACCGTCCGCATCCTTCAGTTTTTTGCCCTTCAGGAAACTCAGGGCGTCAGTTAATGTTTTGAACATCGGCTTACCTTTTTTGTCGTTTAACTTACACTGAGGCCCGTAGCGCCCCTCTGCCACGCCCGCGACGTGATTGCCGCGAATGTTGATGTGGTAAAACTTCCCGCCCCTTTCTTCGAGTTCAGCAGGCTCATATCCAACGGATACTTCACGTATCCCCGTTTCTTCCAGCGTCTTAATTGCAACGGCATCCGTCAGATAAACGTCGCAGACCACCTCGCCGCCCTCGATACGGGTATTGGCGATATGCCCGGATGCTTTGTCTTTGTGGTCAGTGGCGGTGACTTCCCCGTCGTCGGGGTGCGTTATGGTGAACGGGAGGCCATTGAATGAAGCGAGTGTTTCAGGTTTTGATAATTCGTCGAGAGTGCGGACAACAGTGATTTTTTTGTTGGCATCGCTGCCAGTGAGCCCCAGCTCGTGACCGTAATATTCAATCGGCCCGGCGCGGGTGATCGTCGCAGTGGTAATCACATACCCCTGCGGTGTTCGTTTCCACTTCATTGATTAATCCCATGAGACGTAAGGGAGAGCCAGGCACCGGCATTGATAGTCTTCTCCTGGCTTACCGATAAATGCTCCGATGGTGGAACGTTTCTTCCACGTTTTTCCGCCGTCGTCTGAATAAACTGTCGGATCCGAATATTTGCAAAGCATACCGTTCAGAACGAAATGGTTTTCCCGTTCACGTTCGTCGCCAGTACCTCCCCACTCATACAGGTCAAGACCAAGCGCCACATTGCGCGCTTCAGTCAGGTCTGCGTTCAGTTTTGAGGTCTGGTCACGAGCGATGAACTTTGCACGATTGCGGGTGACCTCCCCACGCTCCTTAATCAGGTCAATGAGGTTTTCATGTCGGCCACCGCCTTTCATGTTCTCGAAAACCGCCGCGCCGATATCATGGATAAAGTCGGTATGGATGGAGGTGATCAGGTCAACGTTGTCATTAACCGCCTTTTCCATTTCTGGCTTTATCGCGCCATCGCCGAGCATCCCGGTCAGATCAATCCCAAAAGCCTGAGAGAAAGTGCGCTGCGTCTGCTCTTTGTTCTGCAGGTTTGCCCGCGTAACGAATCCGGCAGAGAGTCGGGCGGCAACCTCCTGAATTGAAATCCTCGCCAGACGCTGCATGACAGCGGCAAGACGCGTCGTAATCGAGAGAGGTGTGCTATCAGGAGCATCGGTCAGCGCAGGCTTGCCCAGCTCGTCAACAAACGTCTGGACCATGCTGTCGATAAAATCCGTCAGCCTGTCCCGGTACCATACCTCTGCTCGCTTACTGGCGGTCGGTGGACGCATGCGCCGGCGACGCGGTTTCAAACGTCCCTGCTTACGCTCAAGAAGCAGTTTTAATTCCATAATCCCCTCAGAAGCCGTCATTCGCCCCGGCGCTGACTATCGCCTTGATTTCAGCTTCGGTAACAGTCTTCAGCACGCCGCGGTTTACCATCTCCCTGATGGCGACCTCTTCCGTCAGAATTGATGACGACACCAGCGTATTGAAACCCGTCGCATACTGGCTAAACCGGTTAGCTTCGTCAGCCTCGTTAATGCTGTCGATTGTCGGGTATTCGTAGGTAAGGCTTTCTGTGATGGCGAGTTTGTCCAGTGTGAACTGGTCGGCGAAATCCTGCATAGGGCGAAGCCTGGACTCCTGCAGGCCGTTAATCGTCTCGTAATAGGATTTGTTATCTTCCTCGCCGCTGCTGAACCCGCTGGCCGACTCACCAAACAGAACCGTTATCGGTCTGTCCAGCGCCCCGGCCAGCACAATCGCCATTTTGCTGATCACATCCGACAGCCCGGTAAATTGCGCGTTTTTTTGCTCATAGCGCCCCTGCGCCTGAGTATCACCAGCATCAATCAATAACATTCCGGTTGAAGATTTGGTGTCCTTCATCACCCTGGCATACTCGCGAACCTGCCCTTCCTGACCCGCTGCAATCTGGTTATTCATGCCGGGGATAAACAGCACATCGACGTTTGCCTCCTGAATGGTGTCGCCGGTGCTCAGGATTGCAGTGTCGAACGTTTTGATATGCTCGTAGGGCGCCTGTAGGTCTGACGTGCCAAACTTGGCGCGGTCCTTGATGCTGTGATTTCCAAGCTTCGTTCGGCAGCAGCGGGTATGGTGAAATCTGAGTTGCTTCGTTCCGACGTCAAGTTGATACGTCAGCGGCTCACCAAAACAGTCCGAACGTATGTCGGTGATGACATTACTGTCCGGCGTGTACTCCCCTTTACGGAACACCAGAAATTTAACGATATCTTCGCTCTGCAAATTGAGCGGCAGGGCTATCTGGTCATCGGCACAATCAGTGATAGCCACGATTAGCGAATCTCCCAGCAGGGAGGCCCACCCCAGCGCGCTGTGAAAGACTGCGTTCAATTTCAGTTCTTTTTCAGCATCAGCGATGCGCTGGGTTATGGAGCTATCGACATCGCCCGAAAATTTACGGGGCAACTTCAGCATGTCGTCGGCGGTTTTGTTGATGTACTTTTTAACCACCCACGATTTTTTATACATCGCGAGCAGCTCTTTATCAGGTACGTCAGGCTTACTGCTGCTATACCGCACTGCGCCAATCTTCTCGCCGAGCGAGGTCATTAAGCTAACCAGGCCATCATTCAGACGACCAACGATATTTTTTCTCGTCATTACATGATGTCCAGTGGGCTGAGAGTTTTTCTCTGATACAAATCGCGTAATCCCTGCGTCATTGCATCGACAACGTCATCGTTCGCGCCGACAGGGAACGTGGTAATTTCCTCAACCGTCTCGGTGATCCACGGGGCGATGTCTTTATGGGGAAGGAAAACGTTACCCGCTTCCCATACAGCGGTGATCGCATGCGCCCTCGCAACTTTGCTGCCGTCCGGTTCAACAGGAACGAGACCTGCCACCGTGCTTTTCAGTGAATCAATGACCGCCGGGCCGTTGGCTTTGTCCTCCACCAGCTTACGTAAGCCTTTGGGGTATTCGTCAGCCATGCGTTTAACGGCTTTCAGCGTTGCGGTAAAGCTCATGCGCGCGCGTACCTGGTGAAGCAGATAAGCATTGGCGCCCTTTTTACCCCACACCTGACCGACAACGTAGTCAGTGCCTTCGCTGTCTTTAAACGTCATATCCCAGCTGTGGATGACTATGTCGAAGTTGGTCGGCAAGTCTTTCGGGAGGTAATACTTGATCCATTCGTCTTTGAAGATGGAGCCACCAGCCTGTTTTGGTGACTGCTGATACATCGCAGACCAGAAGTAATCCCCGAGAATGGTTTTGGTTTCGAGCAGTTTCTCTTTTGGGTGCAACTCTGGAACCAGCGCTTCGCCCTGCTCGTTGATTGCAGGGAACGCCAGCACCTTAGCGCGCGGCGTGATTTCCACTACACGCCCGGATAAGTCATCTGTCGCCCAGCGTGTCGCCATGATGATTTCGCCGCTGTTTTTCGACAGACGCGTTTTAAACGTAGAAACGTACCAGTTCCAGATAGATTTCTTAGTTGTCGGGCTAAGTGCTTCTTTGGCGTTTTTTATCGGGTCATCGATGATACCGAGATCGATTTTCTTACCCGTTAACGGACCGCCTACACCCGCACAAACATACGTCCCCTTATGGTTGGCTATGCCGAATTCGTCAGTGTTACGCTTTACGGCCACACCATCAGCCGGCTTATTGCCCAGCCAGGCGCCCGGGAATATGTTGCGGTATTCCGGCGTGGACATAATGCGCTGAACGTCGGCGTTCATATCCCCGGCAAGGTCAGCAGAGTAGGACAGCGCACCTACGCGCATTTCAGGATATTTTCCGAAGAAATACGCTGGCAGGTAACGCGAAACGATATCCGATTTACCATGCTGAGGCGGCGCACCGAGAATCAGTATCGGGCGCACCCCGTTCATCATATCCAGCAAAAACTGATCCAGAGCATCGCAAACCGTTTGCGAGAACTTGCTGGTTATATATTCGGGGTTGATGTACTGAATAAAGTCGTGAAGGCTGGCCCGGGCGTTGCGCCGCTTGAGTAACTCTGCCGCAGCTTCCTGCTTACTTACCAGCGATAATTGCGGCGAGCTGCTCATCAGTCAGATCCTCCGCACTTACTGTGTGATTATGCTGTATGGGCTCACCATTCGGGCCACTTAACTCAGTTTTGGTTTTCAGCATGCCGAGGTGCTGCGCGACCATCTTCATAGCCTCATCCTGATTGCGGGTGATCATTTCAAGGCCAAATTTCCCCTCTTTAATCCCGGCAAAAAGTCGGCGTTCTGCACCATTCAAATCTCGCGTATCGTGGAAAACAGGACGGCTCAGACCAACGCCATTGCAGCGGGGGCAATCCGGGTTCGGGTCCAGTGTGCCGTCGTAGCCGTAGCCGCCCGTATCCTTAGGCTGTATGGCACCTTCCTTCCCCTTAACCTTTTCTTCCGCTTCTTCAAACTCAACTGCATCGCGCCACTGGTAGTTAAAACCGAGCCCCCAGCAGTAACGGCAACACCCGCGGTGATGTTCGGTCAGTTGCGTAGCGTCTGCCGTCGCAATGTCCCACCACCATTTCAACACTTCGTCCTGCGTTATCTTCACTCTTCGTGAACGTTCATCCAGCGCGTCGCGGATTGCCTGGCTGACCTTAGCATTTCTTAGCAGGCGCGAGGCATTAACGTAAGCCGTATTGCCTTCGCCTTTGTAGCCAGCCCGCTTGTATGCAGCGGTCCTGTTCAGATCGAGAAGATACTCTTCGACAAACCTGATCTGCATATCGTTAAGGCCGTAATTGCGCAGGTTGAAGGGTTGCGCACTTTCCTGTGTATCGGTCTGCGCATCAGTTGGGGGTTGCACGTGCTGCGCAGGTATAGAGGGTTGCTCAGCCTGCGCATTGCGCGCTTTCTTCTGCGCAGTTTTTTGCGCAGTTGGCTTTTTGATATAGCGCCGCGCAGATGTGTAATTCAGTCCCCGCGCTTCGCACCACTCCTTCGGTGATATACCAGTTTTAGCATGGTCGGCGAGGAACTGGTCTTGCAGTGCTCCCCAGTCCGGTTTTGCCATTTTAACCCTCGGTTTCTTGAAAACTATTTAATCAGATGTATCTTTGATAACGCAGTATCAACGCTCTATTAATTCAAGGAATTTAGAATGAAATACTCACAGCAAGAAAAACTACAGATCATGATGCTCAGTGATATTCACCGAGCATTGGAAATTGAAAACTCATTTGATCCTGACCTCATTGACGAAGCAGTCAGCACTGATAACTACTGGGCTTTATCCTGGGAATACCCAAGCCTTCAAGATGAAGACGAGGAGACCCCCTGGGAGGTGCAGTTGTTCGTTGATACCTATGATATGTATGACATTCTCCAATACACATACGAACGATTCAGTGTGGAAGATAAAGCAGAGGTTACCGAATCTATTCGTAATTTCGATGAGAAATTCTCACTCACATTCCCCGGATTTGACGGTAACAACGAATCAAAGTTTCTTTTAATTGGTGGATTATTGAAACGGATGGGACGGTTCAGCGGCAAAGACGATCTCACTCGTAACTCACACATGCCCTCTGTTGCAATTTACCAACGTATGCTTGAAGTTTTCCTTCCTGCTAGAGCTAAGAATTGGGTTCATAATGTGGGCATAACTAAACAGGATTTTATCGATACACTCAATGCCAGAGTGCATCCAGAAAATCGTTAAAAGATGATGCCCGCAAATGCGGGCATTATTCATCATGGAACCCCTATCACTTTGTCGTAGGTGTGCTCACAGGTATTTCCGGCGACATAACGTTCATCAGCCTCTTTTGCGAATTTTCCCGCCAGATCGTCAGCTTCGCCGAGCAACTGGGCGAGCAATATTCCGGTCTCGGCTTTTGCCTGGCTTGCTGCTGCAATTGCGGAAATTCTGCCGGTTTCACTTGTTGCGAGTTGCCGTTGTATTTCGGCGAGCTGCTGTTGCAACCCACCGCGAGCACGCTTAGCAGCGTCAGCATCCGCCTGTACTTTTGCCAGTTCTTCATCGGCTTTCTCTCGTTCTTCATCAACGGCGCGCTGGCGGCGCTGCTCTTCTGCTCTTTCGGTTACTTCACGCTGCAAGGTGATGATCGCGTCAGTAAGGTCACGTTGCGCCCACTGCAATTTCCAGGATGAATCCGCCTCCTGGTACCCGCGTGAATAACACCAGTAGGCTGCCGCGCATAACAAAAAAACCACCAGCAGTATTTCTGCAAGTGGCTTCCAGTAAGCCTTCACTGGTCTATCCTCCAGCAAGCCAGCGCGCTTTCCTGGTCTCGCCTTTCTACCTGCCCATAGCAGCCATTTTTCTGGCCTTTGGTCAGACGACAGTCGCGGCCACCGTCTTTAATCCACCAGCGAATAGCTTCACAGGCTCCCTTACGGTCGCCAGCATTAATTCGCTTATAGAACGTAGACGGGAAACATTTACCGGGGCCGATGTTATATGGGCAGAAAGAAGCGATACCCGCTTTCTGTGGTTCGGTCAGTGGTACTTTGATATTTCGGTCAACCCACGCCAGCGCTTTATCACGTTCAATGGCGTTTACCTGGGCGCATTTCTCAGCTGACAGCTTCATGCCCTGTACTACTGGCTTACCATCAACCATCGTGGCGCCACGGCAAATAGTCCAGAGTCCACCGCCGTCACGATACGCCAGCTCGCTATTCCCCTCTTTCTCATCCAGAAACTGATCGAGAATAACGGGCGCGGATGCCCCGGCAAGAATCAAACCAACGACAGCAGCGCTCAGCTTATTCCTCAGCTTTTGTGGCATAGCCATTGCGCCGATCCTCCCGTTCTTTCCAGCGGAAATACCAGTTCACTGCACAGGTGATTACCGTGCATGCGATACCGACAATAATTGCCCAGTCGCTCAGGCTTAACCCTGCAATTCTGTCGGCCAACATCCAGGACACCTCTTTTGCTGTTTTAGCTGTTTCGGCATATGCCTTCGCTGATACACCGCAGCCGGTCAGCGTGGTTCCTGTTCCATATGAAAGTCTGCTGTAAATGGTGCTCATTCTGGTCATAGCCTCACCTCCGATTCTTCGGATGGCGCTGTGTGTGTATGAAAAGGGTCAGGCTTCACGGGCTGGATTTATCAACAAAGCACGTAGCGGATGATTCCCGTGAGCCTGAAATAGAAAAGCCCCGCATAAGCGAGGCTATAAATTCTTTGCCACTACCCGGAGTGGCCACGCTCATGCCCTTGAGGTGCTGTCGCGTCATCGCCGCTTATTACCGGTGCGCGTCTGGCGTTCGCGCTGCTTTACCGGAGCTTATTTTGATCTATGAACCCTTACCCATCACTACACAGGCTCGCTATTACGCGACTCGGGGCAGCATCATGACTGCTGCTTTGCCTAACGGCTGCGGTCTGTCCGTTTACTGATGCATTTTCTTAACCTCCAGAAACGCAAAAGCCCCGCGGAATTAACCACAGGGCTTGGATGATTTCTTGCTGGTCGAAACGATTGAACGGATTCCCAGCGTTAGAGCTGATACTAGACGAGAATTCCGTAAACTACAATATCTTTTTTCTCCAAAAATTACATTTTGTGGAAAAAAATAACTACCGAGTAACAGATTTCAATGCACTGTCTGCATATCCCTCCTGTCTGTGACACTCTTCTACCAGCAATTCAAAAAACGGCTGTATGTGATCATATGCCGTGGTTTTCTTTACATCCCATACAGTGCGGACACCTTCCAGGACACTGGCGAACTTCAGCCGGGCGTAACCTCTTCCGCTGCAGCGGTCGCACACCTTCATAACCGGCACGCCCTGCAACTCCGTTTCCTTCTTGTCCAGTACCTTCCCTTTCCCATGGCAGCGACACGCATTGCTGATAACACCTTTACCGTTACAGGCCGAACATAAAACGCGTGCTGTTTCCCGAACAGATTTCCATTCTTCCCAATAGGAAGGGTAAACCCCCTTCGTGATTTTTGCCCATTTAGGCGGTTTCCCATCCGGGTACTGAACTTTATTTGTGAAAATATCCGCCTCGGTAAAGCCGTCCCCATCGCAACAGTCGCATCTGCGAACGCTTGCCGCACTACGGGCGTAATCCTGATAAGCAAAAGCGCACAGTATTTCGAGAACTCGTTGGCGTAACCCTTCATCGAGATCAGTAACTGGTCTGAAATGTCGTGATATCTCAACGGCTGAACCATATAGAGCTTCCATTGCCCGATCCGGGCTGCTGATGCCAATTTTTGCCAGGTAAAGATCGAAACCAAATCTGCACTTAGCATTAACGAGGCCAAGAGCAGCCATCACATCAGTACCAGTGAGATTATCTGTAGCTGTTGCCCGTGAGGAATCACTGAACATCGGGGATTTCGGTGCAAAGTATTTTGCGATTGATTCGAGGTTCATCGTGTTTCTCCAGCATAAGTTTTCAGGTAATTTTTCAGTATTCGGTAGTCCGTCAGCACTGAGCCCGGGAAATGGTATAAGCGCAATCGTTGCCAACGAACGCGGAGGTGATCGGCAAAATAGAATTCGAATGTCATGCAGCCTCCCTTGTTTTGACGAGTTGACGCCTCAGCTCGCTGTAATGCTTTCTGATGGCTTCGAGTTCTTCCATGGTGTATCGGTGCGGGGTGTTATTGTTTTCGAGCGCCTCGACGCACTCAGCCCCAATTTTCTCTATAAGGCCAAGGCGGTACTGCTGCTGATTGCCCGACAGCTGCACGTTGCAGTGGTGACATTGTTTATTGATATTGTCTTCGTGGTAGCGGAGATGTGACGCATTCCCACGTGAGCGGTAGTGACCTGCTTCCCACTGGACGGTTTCGAACGTCCCGCAACTGATGCATGGCAAATAATGGTCACGCTCGCGAATATAGTCATTGACTACACGCTGCGTTAAATCTTCCCAATGCTTCAGCGGCTTAACCGCAGCTTTACGCTGGCGCCAGGCGGCTCGCTCTTTCTTCTCAGTGGCGCGCAGTTGTGCAGACTCCTTGCGTTGTGCCGCCTCCCTGACCTTTCTGGTCTGCTCTTTGCCGACGGCGCTGGCGCACTCATAACCGCATACGGTTTGCGTGTCGCGCGTCGGATGGAACCACTGGCGGCATGCTTTGTTGGCGCACTTCCGGCGCGGTAGCTTAGCCATGCTCACCCCCACGCCTTGTTTTGCCAGACACGGCTCGGGCGGGGCGTTTTCTCGCTTTCCGGCAACTGCACGCTAACAGTCCAGGTAATATTGTCGCGATTTAGGCTGCGTTCTACCGTGGCGCCACGACGGCGGTAACTGGCCACCAGCTCGTCGGCCTGCTCGGTTGTGCATTCGTGATGGTGAAACCAACTTATTTTCATCGCCATCACCCCGCAAAGCTCATTAGCTGCGATGCGGCGTTTTCCGCTTCACGCTGGTCCTTGAATGCCCGGGACAATACCCATCGCCACAGAACATCGAGCGCGGCTTTGTACAGCTGATGGAACTCGGATTCGTCCATGTTGGCAAAGGCAATGCTGCGGGGATGTTTACGGAGTGTACCGTCAGGGAGTTGTATGGCGTCGTAGTGGCCAGACTCGATGATCACCCAAGCGCGATAAGCGTCATAGGATTTGCAGATGCTGATGCTACCGGCACGCTTATCGGCGATGCGGTCGAGATATTGTTCGGCAGCATCCAGGAGCGCGGCTTCGCTTCCCGCGAATGAGGCAAGAAATTTGGCGTAGCCGGTTACCAGCTTGCGCTCGTTGGAAGAGATAGCCCCGCCGGTGGGTTCCCAGTATTCGAAACCGAGATTGAGTAATGCGAAGAAGCGACGGTGAAAGGCCGGGTTGCGTACCTGCCGGAACTCGGCCACCAGCACGGCGCCGAGTTTGATTTTTGATTGCAGAATATCACTGGTCTCCGGCGTAGCGGGGATCAGGATTCCTGATGATTGCTTAATGAGTTGTAGTTCGTGCGCCATGGTACTCTCCGTGGCGCATCAAGTTGTCAGTTGTTCAGGCTGACACTGACATTATGTACAGCTGATAATGGAAAATCAAATGTTGCTTTTAGCTGAACTGATTAATATTTGTAGCGGTTTTCCGGGAGAAACGCGTATTCGTATGTGAAGTTGAATGCCTCGTTTTCAGTGTTAAATCGGCGTTCGGTGATATCACTCCAGCGTCCTCCCCTGAAATACTTCTGAGCAACCCACTTTCCCTCAAACGGGAATACGGCATATGCACCGACATACCGATTATCATTATGCGGATCGGGATATGACTCACCTTCTGCCAGAACGTAAAACTTGATTCCGCTTACAATGAGGCAGCCCATTATTTTTTCTCGTTCTGGGATGCCATATCCAGATAGCGCGGGTCGGATGCTTTAGGAAGGGTCAGGCTTTGCTCGCGATAGTATCGAACTCGCTCCATGAAGTATTCGCGGAGAGGCTCTGGCTGATCACGGGCTACCTGTTCAGCGATAACCGGCATGTTCAGGCGCTCTTTGTACGCGACGCCACTGGCGGCAAGGTCAACGTTGACCTTGTCCTGCTCGTCTTTCGATTTTGCTGCGATGTTGAAATCAGGCATAGAAAATATCCTTGTCATATATGTGGCTACGTTTAAAAAACCATAGCCATTCAAACATGAGAAATCATTTATACAGATCTTCAATCTGCAAGATCAGCATCTGTAGCAATCATCAAGTTGAAAAAAGCGATAATATCATTCCATTGCTCGCAAATTTTAACTCCAATAGACCAATCCCCTTTCCCCTGAAATAAAGCTCCTGGGACATCTTGGTAGTTCAACTCTTCGAAGATCTCCATATTAATTTGATTTATGAAGTATTCTTTTAATTCATTGATTTCATTGGCATTACCATACTCACTATAATCTTGTATGCTTTTCATTGCCTGCCCTAAACTCCTGACAATGTTAGCTCCATCATGGAATGTCCAATCAGAACCTTGCTTCCCTTTGGCATACCCGTTAGCCCTCTCCGCACAATTCTTTAATGACTCATAAACATTCATTCTGCTTTGTAGTTGCAGAGATTTCACTGCTGCTTGTCTGCTTAAGAATGCAGCAAAAGCTGAAGCGATTGCCGCGGCGGCGGAAAGTGCGGCAATCAGTAAATCTGAGTGTTCTTTTACAAAGCTCCATACCATAACGCATTACTCACAAAATAAAGTTCCTGCAGACATTGCCTACAGGAATGGACAGGAAATTAACGATAGCGTTTACACGTACAAAAATTACAGGATATCCATATTCACGTCGACTAAGTTAGTCATCAATATTCACCTTGATAGCGAACACTTTAACCGGTTCTGGCCCGAAGTGAGGGTGAGTAATTACCTTGATTTCGTAGCCGTCATACGGGATATCGATACGCTTGCTCATGTCGTCGCGCTTCGGATAACCACGAGTGATGATCAGCCGGTCATAGTCCTTACCATGGATGCGCCGCCCCCAGTAAGGATTAACCAGGCGATACTCTTCCGTCTTCTCACCAGACTTCATCTGGTCGAAGTATTCACCGTTAACTGCCAGCTGAAGGTTAGCCACGATTCACCTCCTGCTGCGGTGCTGCTGCGAGTAACGCTGCCCATATATCACTCATGCTTCGGGTTTCATGATAAGCATCCCATGCTGCATCGTCCATTTCGCAGGTTATCTCCTTCGGTACCATAACCCAACCATCCGGAGTTACCGGAGAGTTGCCAGCCTGAAGCATGGCGCCGCGCAATTTGCTAGGCATATCAGCCCACACGCCAGAATAATAACTAGTGTTAGGATCGGTATGCTCCAACAGGTCTTCTATCGCTGATGCCGCCATACTCAGCAGATCATCCAGCGCCGCTGTCGGGGTTGGTTCGATGGTTTTCATTCCTCCGTTGAGCATGGCGGCGCGGCGGGTCAAACACCACAACCGGAAAAGAAGAATCAGCGAACGGCAGTGAACGAAAGTCGGAAATCAGGTCTGGACTGATAAGCAGGCGGCGACCGTCGCACAGTTAGTGCTCTTCGGCGCGGATATCAGTAAACACGGCGCGGGTGTCCCGCTTGTTGAACCAGAACATGCGGGAGCCGCAGCACATATCGAGAATCGTCGTGTTGTCGGTCATACTGATACCCTCCCGTAAAATGCCAAAACTCGCTGCATCGCCGGACTTGTGCGGCATACTGATGCGACCATGTTTTTTCGCACGCTCGATTTGATCTGCTTGATATTCAGTTCCCCGCCGGGTTTCAGCGAATAGACCGGGTGATGTGGCTCGCCAGCGCGAATAACTACTGCTCTGCGTACCAGGTGAAGCAGCAGGTTGTGTGCCTTCTTGCTGTCGCATCCCAGCAGGTTCTGAACCTGACGCGGGGTTATGGTCTGGTTAACCCGAAGGAAATCGACAATTGCCCATAGTGATTTGCTTGCCATAGTGATTTGCCCTCCAAGTTATTTAACGATCCGGAGATGGCTAACGTTCTTGCGATAGCTGCCCCAGTCAAAGTTCACCCACACCCCGCCATCCATCTGGAGACGGTCGATAACTCGCGCACCCAACGCCCCGAGAAGCTCGTCGTGGTTCAGGTTTGTCAGGATCCCTACCGGACGCATCGACGACAGGCGACGGTCGATAACCTGATTCAGAATGACTTTCTCGCCGTTGCTTCCGCGTTGAATACCGACCTCATCCAGCACCAGCAGATCGACTTTGCAGAGATCATCCAGAAGTGAAGCTTCTGACTGGCCACCGTCGTAGCACTCGCGAACGCGCAGCATCAGGTCAGGGATTGTCACTACCAGTACGCTATGCCCGCCAGAAAGCAGATGATTTCCGATTGCCGCAGCGAGATGGTTTTTCCCGGTACCCGGACCACCGCTAAACACGAAACTTGCGAACCCAGCGCCGAAATTTTGTGCGTAGCTCTTTGCCATCGTGAAGGCTTTGCGCTGACCTTCCCCGGAAACCTGATAATTCGCGAACGTGCAGCTGCGGTGCAGGCTTTGAATTCCTGAGCGGCCGAAGATTTTCTCTGTGCGCGCTTTCTGATTCAGCTTGTCCAACTCTTCGCAATGTTTCAGGCCTTCTTCCCGCTGCCACGCCAGCAGCTCTGCTGCGCTGGTGAACTTCGGCTGAACGCCTGGCGGAATGAGTTTTTTCAGGCGCTCAAGAGCGCTGCCGGAATTAACAATGTTTTTCACCGTTACCCCCTGAATCCGGTTGGGATGGTTTTATCTGGCTCGGAAATGCGGTTCACATCCCTCCCCGTTTTGCGGTCGTTGAGAGCGAACTTCGGTTTGAACAGTCCTTGGTATCCGTTGGCGATACTGGTGTTGATCACATCAACCGGGTCATGCCCTTCGTCCAGGCACGTCTTCAGTAGCTTGAATGCTTTGGTGACTGTCATTTCGGTCTTGATGGCTTTGCCAGACTGCTTGCGGTAGGCAACCCACTCATTCCAGGACACTGGATCAAGCCATTCAGGAACGGGAATTGTCATAGGGTCAAACTTCACCTTCCCCCTTGGGGGATTAGAGGGGGTTAGATCTGTATTTATATTTGTATTTGGAAGAATGTCTTTGGTGTTCCCTATTTTCGGGGATAGCATTCCCTGAATTCGGGGATAACCATCCCTGTTTTCGGGGATGGTTTGAGGGGTGAAATCACCATCCCTGTTTTCGGGGATAGCCCTCCCTGTTTTCGGGGATAACCGTCCCTGATTCTGGGGATTGCTAATCATGAATTCAGGGGCGTTGATAACCCATGTTTCGACTTCAGCAGCCGGGAACGCCGCCGGACACTTCATGCAATTTGGCTTGGTATAAGCCCATTTATCTAGGCAGGTATTAACCCCGATGTATCTGGTTTGCCCAATTCGGCGCAGAATGATGATGTTCCGATAGGCAAGGCTCAGCACAGCCTCAGAGACGTGCTTGACCTTCAGCGTCGTTTTGTCGGCAATAAGGCTGTTGGCGATCCGGTCTGATTTTTTCGACCAACCATAAGTCAGGCGAACGATGGCATTCAGCACACGGAACTCCCGGCCTGATAGTTCGACGATACACAGGGCATCCTGAATCTGGTTGGCTAAACGCAAATAGCCGTTCTCCAGCTCAGCCATGCGGCTCTCCTGTTGCCCCTGTAGCGGGGCGGGAAATTTGATAACTTCAGCGGTATTTGACATACTGATCTCCGCAATTACCTACCGTTTTTGCACCCGAAGACTGGCTGTGTTGGCGCACAACAGTCTTCACCCTTTCAGAACAGCCCTGGTTGCGGCTGATTACGCTTAACGCGCTTCTTTTCAAACTTGTCTGCAGGCAGTGATTGCTTCTCTGCCCATAGCTTTGCGTGTCGCAAAACATCATCAAAAATCCTCCCCTTTCGACTCGCCTGAGACATGCGCTTGTACATATCGACAGCCTGAAATGCCCCCCCCTGCGCCACTGCCGCAGTAAAGCCCTGCCGGACTAGTTTTTCTCGAACGTGCTTTTCGATAAATTCGATGTGGTTCATCGCTGTTTCCCCTCACATCGCACCCAGCATAATCTGCACCATCTCCATCAGCGGCCCGGTTAAGCCAGGGTCAACGCGGTACATCTCCACGATCCCCTCGCTCAACTCTTTCAGCTTCTGATGACGTGGAGCATCCATCGCGACGGCTATCTTCGCTTCGCTGGTTTCTTTCTCCATACGCGCCAGACGAGCCATAACGTTGTCTTCTGGTAGCAGACGGTTGCGGTACTTGAGCGGCAGAACAGCAAGAATTGCCGGAGTCAGCTGGCGGACGTTCTCGCGGTATCTTTCACTGTTGAAATGGTTGTCCAGGAAGCGGAAAAGCTTCTGACGCTGTCGGCTGAGGTCATCAGGGAAAGTGATCTCGTCTCCCCCTTGCGCCTGGTACTCTTCGATGATCAGAGCAGAAACGACATCCTGACCATCTACACCCGCCCATGAGCGAACGGCATCACGAATATCTTCATGGCTAGGTCCCTTGCACGCTTGAGCACGATTTATCAGCGCCTGCTGCGGCGATCCTGTATCCTGGTAAAACGTAAGTGATTGCATAGTGCTTTCCCTTTCGTGGTTAAAGCGCCGGTCAGGCTACTTTTGGTTTGCTGATTTCAAGAATTTGGGTGGTGGTAAAGCGACCACCTGAGGCCTCAGCAATTTTCGATGCATAAGCTGTCTCACCGGTGTAATCAGTACGTGGCAAGCACCCACTATTGATCCACTTGTAAATTGCTCGCGGAGTCCGCTCGCATGCTTTGGCCACCACGGGTACGCGAATCAATTTGATGATTTCGCCAAGGCTTGTTGGTTGCATTTTTTAACCCTCAATATGAACTGTAAGTACATATTATGTCGGAACTGATAGTTCACGCAAGAGATATTATGATTGAACCTATGGTTCAGGAAGAAAAAGCGCGAAAAGACTTTTCCCATAGGCTAGCGCTGGCCTGCGATAAAGCTGGTTTGCCGGTTCATGGTCGTCAGGCTGAGATAGCCAAAAAGATGAAGTTGACACCAAAGGCCGTAAGCAAATGGTTTAACGGGGAATCAATTCCAAGACGCGGGAAGCTGCAAGAGCTTGCTGCGAGTATTGGTACAACTTCAACTTACCTGTTAGGTGACAGCGAGGCTGATGGAATATCTGAGGGACGCTTGCAGAAATCGACAGAAATATTTCGCATAGATGTGCTCAATGTATCTGTCAGTGCAGGCCCGGGCGTGATCAATAGCGAGTTCGTGGAGGTGCTTCGCTCTGTGGAATACTCAGTTGAAGATGCGCGCCAAATGTTCAACGGACGAAAGCAGGAACAAATCCGCATCATCAACGTCCGCGGAGACAGCATGTCTGGCACGATAGAGCCGGGTGATCTGCTTTTTGTCGATATCAGCATCCAACACTTTGATGGTGATGGAATTTACGCTTTCCTGTACGACGAAACAGCTCATGTTAAGCGACTTCAGAAGATGAAAGACAAACTACTGGTAATCTCAGACAACCAGACCTATCGCCCGTGGGAGCCAATTGAGAAGGAAGAGATGAACAAGATTTTCGTCTTCGGAAAGGTGATCGGCAGCATGCCGCAGACCTACAGGAAGCATGGTTAGTCGATTAACAGTAGCCTGAATAGAGTTTGGGTAAGGTCGGTACAACAAGGCGTACGCCAAGTACATGGGGCGGCGGATTAGGGATGATGCGGAATAACTCCCCACGGAGAGCTTATGAGGCTGGGTATTGCACATAGGCCATACGAACCACCTCTGGGTAGAAAACTTAAATAAAATTTAATAGTGGGAATGGTAATGGAAGCACCTTATCAATTAGAATTCACTGAAAACATTTATTATTCAATAGGTAATAACCCCAGCATTAAAGAAATCATTGAGTCTCTTCAAGGCTGGGAAGCTATCATCAAACAATCTAAAGGAGTCCTTGCAGAGCTAACTGGAAGTGATATCCTGGATATTGAAGTTAGGATTCAAAAGTTAGAAGTCGGGAGCCTAACTGAAAAAATTCTTATCAAGTTAGGTTTTGGCAACGAAGAGAATTTTGATAAATTTCTCGAAAATGCGCATGAAAGGTACATCGGAGAAGGAAAAATGCGTAGCGCCTTAGTTTGGACGGTTATAGCAGGTGTACTCGCCACGGGTATGTATTTAGCCGTCAAAAACATGGCACCCAATAATGCCTCCCACTTCGAAGCAAATAATAATATAATCATTAACATAGGTGCTGGCGAAACTAACATTTCACCTGAAAGAATACAGTCGGTGCTCAATAGTACATTAGTTGATAAAAAAACCGCTGCCAAAGGTGCTGTCAAAATTTTATCTCCAGCGCGAAATGACGAAAATGCAACATTGATGATAGGTAGCGATAACGCTTCCGTAACAATACCTTCAGATTTAATCTCTAAAACACCAACCGAGGTTAGTTTTGAAGCAGATACATATACTCGAGACCATTACGATGTTGACCTTGAGATAAGAGCTCTTGATCTCGACAATCCGACAAAGGGATGGGCTGCCGTGATTCCTGGCTTAGTTGATCGAAGGGTAAAACTAGTTTTGGCACCCGGGATTAAACCAGAAGACCTATCCCATAAATTCGCCTTCCGCGCTGATGTAACCATTACTTATAAACTTACGTCATCTAAAGGCGAAGCATACAAGCCAACAGAAATATTTTTAAGCAAATTAATCGCGGAATGAAATTAATCCTGCCACCGTGCCGGGTTTTTATTTGACCAGACAATTCATAATGTTAAGATGATTCCGATTGCAATCAATGGATATACATAATGAAAAAAATGGCTCTGGCAGTAGCATTAGCTGTAACCCTCACAGGGTGCGCGTCTTCTGGAAATCAGAAACTTAAAAGTGAAACAGAAACAAGTGTTCAGTCTAAAATTCATGAAGGGAAAACGACCAAGGTTGAAGTGAAAACCTTGTTTGGCTCTCCTGATGCAGTCTCTTATACCGATGGTGGTAATGAGATCTGGAAGTACTCATTTGCCAAAGTTAAAGTGAATGGAACCTCATTCATTCCATTCTATGGCTTGTTCCATAACGGCACGAACGGCACTAAGAAAGAACTGACCATTCTATTTAAAGATAATACCGTACAAAAATACACAATGGCGGAATCGGCGATCAATACAAAATCCGGTTGGGCCGACTAGCACCATTTGCCCGGCAAAGAAAGTCGGGCCATTATTGCCCCTTCCTCACGAACTCCGCTGCATCCCGCAATACACCTTTGTGAATCATATTGCCCACGGTTTTTCGCTTCGCTTCCAGTCGATCGACAATAGCCTCACAGTCAATCACCACACCGTCGATTATCAACTCAACAACCGCCCCACCAATCTCACCAGCTATGAAAGCTGCGCGATCTTCCAGCAATTCATCACGTGACATATCCATACCTAAGCCCATAGCAATACCCTGCTTGGTGTTTTTTTGAGCATAGCAAGACTAGAGAAAAAAATAAATAATCTTAAAGTTCATATTGTTATGCGTTTATGAACTTGCCACCCCACTTAAATGTACTATTGGTACTTTACTTCAATGAACTTATAGTACATTATCATCCTATCGCGAAACACTAAGCGCATCAAGTTCAAACGTTCCGCCAGCCTGGCGACAAGGGCAAACACAGAAGTGAGCTTCGCGGTGGTGAATTGCAGAGTTAAAACGCTCAACTGTGAAGATCAGCGCCGCGGCACCACCAGCGAAGTTCACTCAGAAAAACTGGAGAACATCATGGTTCATCAGCACTACGGTACGCAGACAGTAAACCGCGGCGCAGTTCAGCCGGGGATGCTCGTCAAACACAAAGACTCAACCTGGACGGCATCAGCTAACGCTCGCGGACGTTTGTATCTGCATCGCGGCGTGGAGATGACTTACACCAAGGATTTGCTGGTTGAAGTTTATCTGAACGGTCTGGGGCATGGACTCAGCCACTAGCGGAGGATGTCATGTTAGACAAGAAATGCGGATATTGCGGCAAGCCGGTTAAAACGGAAGAAGTAATCAAGAGCACCCTTCTCTATCGCAACGGCTCACAGCTGGCGCGTAAAGAGAAAGAGTATTGCTCCAAACGTTGCGCTTCGCACGACCAGATGGCCCACGAGTCATAACGTAAAAACCCGCGCAAGGCGGGCCTGTACGTCCGGTGCTTCCGACCAAAGTTACACCGGAATTTATACAAAACCAAAAACACACCCAATGGGCGCTATCAATGGTCCGGGGATTCTAACACCCAAAAAAGAGGATCTCACATGGAATTCTTTTATGTGGTTAAAGCCACTCAGAAATCCGGAAAGCAAGATGCAGTGGTCTGGTTCACTGCAAAAACTGAGGCTCGCGCCAACCTGATGCTGGATGTCGCACTGGAAGATGCAGGCATCGAAACAGGTCGTGGCAAGGACTACGCCAAACCGATTCGCACTGATTTCCCGGTTGTTGATGACCTTCCGGAAGAAGGTGAAGTTGATTTCACTTGGTGTGATCGTTACGAACTGGCCGAAGACCAGCGTACCTGGAATGTGAAATTGAAAGCTGATAACGCGGCGCAGGAAGAAAACCACCAGGCTGATGACAATGTCGTTGATGGTAAAACCGGCCATGCAGACGAATCCCAGCAGGCAGAACAGCCGCAGTTAATCACCGTCGCCACCCTATCCTTGCGCCAGCGTATTTTGGCCCAGTTCATCTCTGATGAATACGTTTATCACATCGATGCTGAGCAAAAGAAAATTATTCAGAGACTCGAGCTGGATGTGGATAACAGCTACGTCCAGAACCTGCTGCTTGCTGCTGAAAACGTGGAGTTTTTCAAGAATGCTGCTGAGATTGACATCTCCCGGGTTGTAGCCGCTCTGAAAACCGTCTTCCCGGTCGAAGGGAAACGGACTGAACTGTCTCTTGTTATGCGGTTCATCAGGATCTGGTTCAACACTGATTACATCGACCGTGGCATCCTGGCGCGCGAATGGGCCGCCGGTAACCGCATCAGTAATGTTCAACGCACTGACTCCGGTACAAATGCCGATGGCGGATATGTCACTGACCGTGGCGAGGGCGCACACCACACGCTGGATACACTGGATTTAGAGATTGCCTGTGCCCTTCTGCCTATGGACTTCAACCACTTCGAGATCCCGGGCAGCATTCTTCGTCGCGCCAAAGAAATCGTGACCAAAAAAGAAGAACCGTGGAAATCATGGAGCAGCATTCTGCGTAATCAGCCTGGCGTTCTTGGCGTTAACCGCACGGCTATTTTTAACCTGGTACGTATCGCGCCGGAAAATATTCATTTAACTCCTGTCGCTCACTTGGAATTTGTTAACCAGACCATGACAGCCGCGTTCAATTCCGCGGTCGAGTTATTGCCATTACATGAGGCTGAACCCGCAGCACAGGAAATTTCCCAACCTGAAAGCAAGGAGTCTCCGCGCAAATCCTTCTGCACTCACGAAGAGAACCTGCAACGCGTGCGTGAAGAAGGAGCACGCCGCCGCGCAGAGGAAGCGACAGCACAACCGCAGAAAGTCGAACAAGAACTGGTTAAAAATGTCGGCAACGGAATATTCGACGTTACGGCTTTGCTGCAGAACTCAGCTACTCATGGCACGAAAAAGGCTACGGAGACCACCAGCAATGTGCAGGTTCAAGAAACTGTCAGTGATGAAAAACAGGCTGGTACTGAAGTGCAGTCAGGCAAAAGCAGTATGGAAACTGGTGAAGAATCAGATACCAGCCAGCAAGCCGATGTAAACCAGAATACGGATTCTGTCGCCCAAAATAGCGATTCTGTAAACCAGACTGAACCAGTTTTGGCACAAACCGAGCCAGATGCCCAATCTGACGAACCAGCTGTTGTTTACCCCGCTTACTTCGAGCCAGGTCGCTACGAAGGTCTGCCGAACGAGGTTTATCACGCAGCCAACGGTATCAGCTCTACCCAGGTGAAAGATGCGCGTGTGTCGCTGATGTACTTCAATGCGCGCCACGTAGAGAAAACCATTATCAAAGAACGCTCTCCTGTTCTGGACATGGGTAACCTGGTGCATGCGCTGGCGTTGCAGCCAGAGCAGCTCGATGAAGAATTTAGCGTTGAACCCATAATTCCGGACGGCGCATTTACCACCATGGCAACGATCCGCGCGTTTATTGATGAGTACAACGCCAGCCTGCCAGCGCAACTGAGCGCTGACGATATCAAAGCTTTGCTAGAGGAATACAACGCCACTCTGCCTGCTCAGGTACCGTTGGGCAGTTCAGTCGAAGAAACCGGCCAGAGCTATATGTCGCTGCCCGAAGAGTACCAGCGTATCGAAGCGGATCAGAAGCAGACCGCAACGGCGATGAAAGCCTGTATCAAAGAATACAACGCCACTCTGCCTGCACAGGTGAAAACCAGCGGTAGCCGTGATGCGTTACTCGAGCAGTTGGTAATCATCAATCCTGACCTAGTTGCACAGGAAGCGCAGAAACCCCAACCGCTGAAAGTGTCCGGTACTAAAGCAGATCTGATACAGGCCGTGAAGTCTGTTAATCCGGACGCCGTCTTCGCCGACGAACTGCTGGATGCGTGGCGCGAGAACCCGCAAGGGAAAGTGCTGGTAACCCGCCAGCAACTTAGTACCGCGCTGAACATTCAGAAAGCTCTGCTCCAGCACCCCACCGCCGGCAAGCTACTGACACACCCGAGCCGCGCCGTTGAGGTGAGCTACTTTGGATTTGACGACGAAACCGGACTCGAAGTTCGTGTGCGCCCGGATCTGGAAATCGACCTGGACGGCGTGCGCATCGGTGCCGACCTGAAAACCATCAGCATGTGGAACGTTAAGCAGGAAGGCCTGCGCGCCAAACTTCACCGGGAAATCATCGACCGTGACTACCACCTGAGCGCGGCTATGTATTGCGAGACCGCCGCACTGGACCAGTTCTTCTGGATTTTCGTCAACAAAGACGAGAACTACCACTGGATCGCCATCATCGAGGCATCCGCCGAACTGCTGGAACTGGGCATGCTTGAGTACCGCAAGGCGATGCGCGCCATCGCTACCGGCTTTGACACTGGCGAATGGCCAGCGCCGATCACCGCTGATTACACCGACGAACTGAACGACTTCGACCTGCGCCGTCTTGAAGCGTTGCGTCTGGCATAAGGGAGGATTTGACCATGCAAAATACCAACATCATCACGACCGAGCAGGCACCAAACACCATTTCCGCCAGCAACGCTGTATTCAACGTGCAGGCGCTCGGACAGCTCACCTCTTTCGCTGAATTGATGGCGCAATCTGCCGTCACCGTTCCCAAACACCTTGCGGGGAAACCCGCTGACTGTATGGCGATCGTCATGCAGGCCATGCAGTGGGGAATGAATCCATACGCGGTTGCCCAGAAAACACACCTGGTCAACGGCGTACTGGGTTACGAAGCGCAACTGGTTAACGCAGTGATTTCCAGCTCCAGCGCCATCATTGGTCGCTTCCATTACGAATATGGCGGTGACTGGGAGAAAATCGCCGGCAAAAAAGACGGCCGCGATGAATCAGGCCTATTTATCCGGGTTGGCGCTGTACTGCGCGGAGAAGATGAAATCACCTGGGGAGAGCAAATCTACTTGGCTGATATCACCACACGTAACTCTCCATTGTGGAAAACAGCGCCGAAACAGCAGATCGCTTATCTGGCAGTGAAATACTGGGCTCGCCTGTACTGCCCAGAAGTCATCCTCGGCGTCTACAGTCCAGATGAAGTTGAGCCACGCACTGAGAAAGAGATTAACCCGGCACCGAAGCACGTTAACCTGGCTGAAATTTCTGGTGACACCGTCACAACCACGCAGAGCACGCAGGAGTCGTCGGTAAATATCGACTCACTGGCTGATGATTTCCGCGAGCGTATAGATGCTGCACAGGATGTTGATAGCGCCAAAGCACTACGCGCTGATATCGAAAGTGCGAAGGCCACACTGGGTTCAGCCCTGTTCACCGAACTGAAGAACAAAGCAGTAAAACGCTATTACCTGGTTGATTCACGTAACAAGGTTGAGGCCGCGATCAACTCCCTACCGTCTCCGGACGAACCGGATGCAGCAGCGCGTTTCGGGGAAGTTGAGCGAGTTCTGGCAACGGCGAAACGTCATCTGGGCGACGAGCTGCACGATAAGTTCAGCATTACCCTGGCAGATATGAAACCGGAATACGTGGGCTGAGGGAGGCGGGAGGGTTCGCCCTCCCGGTAACGAGATGAGCAAATCATTAAATGCACGTTGCATCCGTCGCTGGGCCGTCGAATTTAAAGGTCGTTGCGACTCGAAATATAGCCCGTACTGGCGCAAGCGGGATCTACGCCGGTATATCCGTGAGTGCGCCCTGACAACTGCCGACTGCATGGTTGAGCGCATGGCAGAGGACAACGCTCTTGTAGATTTTCAGGGTAATGGTCGAGGCTGGTCACCTGAGTTTTCAGCATGGTACAGCGAACGCCGCGCACAGTATCGGAAAGAAGCTCTCACATATCTCAATCATGATGCCACCAATGACGAGATCGACGAGGAAATTCAGAACGAGCTGGAGGCCTGGAATGACTGAGCTGAATTATAACCCGGCAGACCCCGACAAAATGAAACTCCCGAAGGGTAAGACTTGCGGCGACTGCGCCCATATCCGCCGCTGTAAGACAATTTTCGGGCATACCGAAACTGATACATATTGCGATTGGTCGCCGTCCCGAGCAATTTTCCGTCAATCATCCAACCCAGATGGCGGTGAAGCATGAAACTGATTAACCGCGGCAATCAGCAATCCCCGATAGCGCGTCAGGCATGCGACATCGCGCTGGCCACTCATCACGAACGCTACGGCGACTACGGACGCAGCAAGATGAAGGAAACGTACACGGTGAGAGTTGAAGGTGTGAAGGTCTGGGTGGAGGTAGTGAACCGCAAGGCGAGTTACGTGGCCACGGCGATGACAGGCATGCGCAGATTGCGAGCGCTGCCGGGTCAGGTGAGTTGA